ATCATCAATCTCATAAATTATTACGGATTTATGAATAAAAAGGTATGGAAAGCAGGTTAATTTTGCGCAGCCTGACGGTTCTTTTTGTTTTTTGAAAGGGTAACACCGTTCCCAATGAGCCTGACTAACGATAGTTTAACCATTGTTCAACGATTGTTCAACGATTGTTGACCTAACTTATAACTTATTGCAGGGGTTGAGTAAAGATGTTGGTGATTTTGTTCGAGAATATGCAGATGATATAATTTTTAATAACTGATTGGTGCTTTTAATCGACATAAAAAGATAATTATAAGGGCAAAATACTTTAAAAAAAGATAAAATTGAGAAAAAAACTCAAGTAAAGTTGTAAAAACCTTCTCGTTGGGGTATAATAAAATTACTAACTAAATCCTAATAGAGGAGGTTTTACAATGCTAATTGATTATAGATTTTCAAATTTCAGATCGTTTAAAGAAATGACCAGTCTTTCAATGATAGCTGGCAGACAAACCACACTTAATGATAATCTCATTAGAGAATATGATTTGAGGGTTATACCCTCAGCAGTAATATATGGAGCTAACGCCAGTGGGAAATCAAACATTATCATGTCTCTGGCAGTGATGAAAGATATTGTTCTTTCAGGTTCCCTTGAAGCTAATATTCCAAATTTAAAGAATCTTGAGCTTTATCCGTTTGCCTATCAGGAATCTGACAAACCCATGAGCTTTGAGATTGATTTTATTTATGGAGAAAAACGGCTAAAGTTTGGTTTTGAAGTTGAAGTGAGCACTTTCAAAAAAGAAACTAGACGTATTGTATCTGAATTTCTGACTTATATTGATAAGTCTGAACAAAAGACAAAAATATACACTAGAGAAAAAGATAAGATTCAGATCAACAAAGAGAAAAAAGCACTGAATATAATCGAATTTGATGAGAAGCTTCTCAAACAGTTTGAAAAGAAAATCAATGAAAACATTGATAAATCTGAGCTTTTCTTATCTAGGGCTTTTAAAAGTACTATTAGCAATGAACTAGCAGACATGGTGCTAGATTTCTTTAAAGAAGACCTTGTTGTGGTAAGTGACTTCACACTGAAGAAAACGAACCTGACATTTTCATTGGAAGATAGCCCGAAGAAAGATTTCTTCGCATGGAACAAGATCCTTGATGGGTTTGTAAAGAATGCAGATTTTGGTCCGCAGGGCATAGCTTTTAAATCAAACAAGACGGAAGATAAAGAATCATCCAGTATGGAGCTAGTTTCTATCTATAAATACCATGATGAGAATATCGTGATACCGGCAGAGCTCATGGAATCAAGAGGAACACTTAAAATAGTTGATTTTGCGATTCCTTTTGAGAAACTTTTTAAATCAGGTGGGGTATTTGTTCTTGATGAGTTCGATGCAGCGATACATCCAGAACTAATTAAAGGGATTCTGGCACTTTTTAATGACAGTGATTTAAACAAAGCTGGCGCACAGTTGATTTTCACAACGCATAATCCTATTTATCTAAACAATAAAATATTCAGAAGAGATCAGATCAGGTTCGTTGAAAAAGATACGGATTCCTACGAAAGTGTCATCTATTCTCTTGCAGATTTTGGCGCTGAAGAAGTGAGAAATGACCATAATTATCTAATCAATTACTTCAAAGGAAACTACGGAGCACACTTTTCTAAGCTGTTAAATCAAAACAGTAGTGAGGAGGATGAAGATGGCAAACTATAGAAAAGCATATCTATGCATTTGTGATGGGCAGCAGGAAACAATGTATTTAAATCATGTAGCAAAGCTGATTAAAGATTTTCCAAGGAAAGTGGTTAAGTTTAATACTTTTGAGGATTTACCACATAGACTTGAAAAAAGATATGAGAACTATGATAGTGCTGCAGTATTTGATTTTGACCATAACGATGTGGAGTTCAAGAGAAATATTGAAATCTGTGATTCGCTGAACAAAAAGCTTAGACCTTCAAAAAGAAAAGAGGGCAGACACATCTATCATGCATACAGCAGTGTGAATTTTGATTTATGGTTGATCCTTCATAAAGAGGACTACAATAAGAGCGTTTCAAGAAACGATGCTTATATCTCAGATGTTCGTAGAATCTTTGGGTTGAAATCCACAGACGATATAAAGAATGAAGACGTCATAAAAAGGATCCTAAATCAAATTACCTTAGATGATGTAAAAGCAGCAATTAGAAGGGCCGAAACAATCCGTAAGAGTAAAGTAAAAGCTGATGGTTCAAAGATTGGAAATACAACAATTTACTCGAATCCCGACTTCTCCATTCATGAATTTCTTAGAGAAGTTTTGGAAGATAGTGGAGATTTATAAAAGAACAAATAGCAGGAAGGCACTCAAAAAAGAGTGTCTTTTTTTGTGCCCAAAATTTAATGGAGGCGATAAGGATGGCACTAAGTAATTTAAAGACAAAGTACATGACCAGAAATGATTGTTATACAGCTGGTAGAAAGATTACACCCAAGGGAATTATGGTTCATTCCACTGCTACGCCGGGTGTGATGGCCGCTGATTGGTTTAGCCGTTGGAACAAGTCCTATAAGGCTGGCGAAATCAACCGCCAGGTCTGTGTTCATGCTTTCCTGGACGATAAAGAAATCTGGCAGTACCTACCCTGGAATCACAGGGGTTGGCATGCCGGAGGAGATGCGAATAATACCCACATCGGTTTTGAGATATGCGAGCCGGGTGGGTTTTCTTATTCCGGTGGATCTACCATGGTGAGCTACGACGCAAAAAAGTATGAGGCTTATTTTAGAGCGGCTTGGCAAAATGCAGTGGATCTTTGTGTCCAGTATGGACTGACTGAAAAAGACATCATCAGCCATGCGGAAGGAAATAAAAAAGGGATTGCATCAAACCACTCCGATGTTGGCCATTGGTTTCCAAAGCATGGAGAAAACATGGATACCTTTAGGGCAGCGGTAAAGAAGGCACTTGAAAATGCAGATGAAAGTAGAGAAGGTTTTGAGGCGGGTGATATCGTTGAAATCAAAGTATCAGCAAGAACCTATTATCCAGGCGGCCCAATCATTCCAAACTGGGTGAAGTGGAATTATCATCTGATTACTCAGGATGAGTTTAATTCGAGGCCTGTAATCCAAGGTGGGAAGGAATGCGTCCTTCTAGGCAAAACCATTCTGAAAAGCACCATGGATGAAAAGGCTGGCATCATGACCTGGGTTGATAAGGACAATCTAATGATGGTCAGTGCTGGCGTGGAGGTAGAACCTGAGAAGAAATCCGGTGAAAAATACTACCTGGTGCAGGTGGGAGCCTTCAGTGATAAGAAGAATGCAGAGGCCCTCATGGCGCGACTAAAGAAGGCAGGATTTGAAGCCTACATGAAATACGACTAAGAAAAATCGCATTATTGGGCCGGTGTTATTTTAATAGCATCGGCTTGTTTTTATCCCTATATATAGTAGAAATGACTTGATAAATACTCGATTCTGAGTGATATATGTAATACGCTGAAAAGCTTGAAACCTTTGAAATTAGAGGGATTTAAGCAATATTATTTTTACCCTTTGTCAAAATTCAAGCGTCGCTCATGATACGAAGCAAGGGATAAAAAGGAAAGGAGAGGATTAGGAATGAATCATGCTAGGGTTCAGGAAATTCCAGTACAAAGATCGTCAGTAAGCGTTATTAATCAGCCAGTAGGATGGAATGATGCCAACACACAACCGAGAACAAAAAAGCTAAAAGTTGCATCCTACTGCCGGGTGAGTAGTGAAGAAGAATTGCAGTTAGGTTCACTAGAGAATCAGATCATTCATTACACCAACTACATCAGGTCAAATCCTGATTGGTATTATGCTGGTGTATATTCAGATAAAGGTAAATCAGGTACAGATATGTCAAAGAGAATCGGTTTTAACCGGATGATTAGAAATGCGATGAATGGAGAAATTGACTTGATTATCTGCAAATCCATATCAAGATTTGCAAGGAATGTTGTGGATACAATGGATATTGTGAGACAGCTCACTGAAAAGGGTATTTTTGTGATTTTTGAGAAAGAGCGATTGAACACCAAAGATATGACCAGTTCCCTACTCATAAAAATTCTTGCAACTTTTGCTGAGGAAGAAAGCCGAGCTACATCGGAGAATATTGATTGGGCCTACACAAAACGATTTGAGAGGGGCGAAGTGGTTGCTGGGCAGCTCTTTGGCTACGAGGTCAACAAGGATAAAGAATGGAGCATCGTTGAAAAGGAAGCTGAGATTGTAAGAGAAGCTTATGACCTATTTCTTAATGGATATAACATGACAGAGATAGCCAGACATTTTATAAGAAGAGGCTACAAGAAACGTTCTGGCGAGATTGACTGGAATAATAATAACATCAGAAGCATGCTGACCAATGAAAGGTATGCTGGTGATGTGCTCAGCAGGAAAACTTGTACACTCGATTTTAGAACACACAGAACAATAATTAATAGAGGACATAAACCCCAATATTATATAGAAGACCACCATGAAGGCATTGTTTCAAAAGAAGACTATGAGAAAGTTCAAGAAATAATTGGGGATAATAAATCTGATTTTAACAGGGGCGATTATGAGAAAACACCTTTTACCAGCAGAGTGATTTGTACCCATTGCGGAAAGAACTTTCATCGCTTCGGTAAAAATAATATTAAGAAAACAATATGGCGATGTTCTTCTAATGTAAAAAGCGAGTTGCTTTGTGAAGCGGATCCTATTGAAGAAGATCAAATCGAGAAGCTCTTAAGGGAAGGTTTTGAAAAACGCTACAATATCAACCAAAGAACCAACGATGGACTATTGATTAAGCAGCTGACGAAAGAATTATCAAATGCTGAAGCGGTCAGGGAACGAGAGCAAAATCTACTGCGAGTTGAACTTGAAAAGTGTCTAATCGCTGAGAATAAGGCCATTCTTCAAAATCTTGATACTGAAACGTTAAAAGAAAAGCGACAAGAAGTTGAAAAAGAAATCGCATTTAAAACTAAGCTATGGGAAGATTTCGATAAGGATTATGAATTTAGAGAAGCCTCCCTAAACCGATTGAAGGAGTTAAAGGGTTCAGATAAAGCCATTAAAAAAATACTAGATATCTCTTTCATGAGAGCGTGGGTGATTCACATTAAGGTGGAGTCACCTTTTTTATTTACCATCAAATGGATTGATGGGAAGGAGACGGTAGTCGGGAAGTTTAGGGGAGGTCATCACGATGGAGGGAAGTAGAAACATATCGACCATGAATCCTCGGGTAAGGGTAATCCCAGCAAATATGAATAACCCTGAATATAGAAGAAATGAAGAGCGTAAAATCAAAGTAGCTGCCTATGCCAGGGTATCCACCCATGAAGAGGAACAGCAGTCCAGTTATAAATTGCAGGTTTCTTACTTTAAAGAATATATTGAAAAGCAAGAAGGTTGGGAGCTTTATAAGGTCTACAGCGATGAAGGGGTTACTGGAACAAACACTAAGTACAGAACAGGATTCAATCAGATGATCAAGGATGCTAAGGAAGGAAAGTTTGATTACATCATCACAAAATCCATCAGCCGTTTTGCCAGAAATACTCTTGATTGCTTAACCTATGTTAGGATGCTGAAAAGCTTAGACAAGCCAGTGGGTATAATTTTTGATCGTGAGTCGATCAATACCCTCGACTCTCGCAGTGAAGTCTTGCTCACAATTATCTCATCGATCGCGGAAGAAGAATCCCGCACAATAAGTGCCAATGTCAGCTGGGGGGTTCAGAAAAGATTCTCACAAGGTAAACCTCATATTCCTACCACATACTTCTTAGGATATGATGAGGACGAAGAGGGCAACCTCATCATTAATGAAGAGGAAGCTAAAACTGTAAAACGGATATTTCGTGAGTTCATATCAGGAAAAGGCTCGGTCCAGATTGCTAAAAGGTTGACTAAAGATAAAGTGAAAACCGCAAGGGATAATACAAAATGGACCAGTGATTCCGTTTTAAAAATTCTTAAAAATGAGAAATTTTGTGGACATGCGTTATGTCAGAAGTCAGTAACCCTGGACCCTTTAACCCACAAACGGGTCAGAAATAAGAACCACAAGCCGCAGTACTTTATACGGAACAATCACCCTGCAATCATCTCTGAAGAGGAATGGAACTACGTACAAAAGGAACTGGAAAGACGAAGAAAAATGAAGCATGATCCTGACGGGAAATACCATAGAACCTATAGTGGAAAAGCACCATTTTCAAATATGCTTTACTGTGGGGAGTGTGGCATGCCGGTTCATAGAAGGCGCATAACATCAAGGCGAGATGGCAAGCCCTACAAGTTTACAGTTTGGCACTGCAGACTGGCGGCTCAGAAAGTAGAAGCTGACTTTGACTGCCATTCAAAGTATGTTTGGGAAGAGGTTATTGAAGCCGCCTACAATGAAATGCTTCTAAAAATGACTGAGGAGATTGATCTCATAAGAGCTGAGGGTGAAGCGGCCATTGAGGATGTGAGCTTAACATACGATGAAAAAGAAAGGCTCAAAGAACTTGAAGAAATCATCGATCGAATCAATGATCGCATAAGTGAAATGGCCATGAGAGAAAGTATAACCAATGACCCCATCTATGATGCAACCCTTAGAAATATGATTTATGAATCACAAATTTACCAGCAGGAGCATGAAGCGCTTGTCAAAAGCCAGGACGAAGAAATCTACATGAGGCAGAACCTAGAAGCCTTAATAACATATCTTGAAAGCCAAAGTAGCTTTGAAACCTTTGATGCAGCAGAATTTAAAAAGCTTGTCGAAAGAGGTATTCTCCACAAAGACTATGAGATTGAGTTTATCTTTAAATGCGGAGTCATAAGAACGGCTCAAGGCTGGAGACGTGGGAAGAACGAGTAGCGATTTTTAAAGAATTTATCCAATTAAATAAAATACTCCTTTACCTTATGGAGATTGTACTTGCAATAGTTTGACACCAATGCAAACATACAAGCAAGCGCAATCTTTCAGAGGAAAGGAGTTTTTTTAATGGACCAACTAGATAAAAGCTTATGGATCAATAAATTATGGGATCCTTTAGAAAAGATAGAAGACAGTCCACTGCATAGTAAGCGTGAGGGAATCAAGGTAGCTGCCTATTGCAGGGTGAGTCTTGATTCACTGGGGCTGTCCCACTCATTGGAAAGCCAGGTAAGCCACTACACCCATGTGATTAATAGTAGAGATAATTGGACCTTTGTCGGTATCTATTTTGATAATCTGGTTACCGGGAGAAAAGCATCATTAAGACGAGGCTTCACTCGGATGCTCAGACACTGTGAAGAGCATAGAATTGACCTGATTCTTGTCAAAAATGTATCTCGGTTTTCAAGAAATACGAAAGAGCTGATTGAAGTCATTGAAAGACTCAAGGAACTGAGTGTCACTGTATATTTTGAAACAGAAAATATTACGAGCACTAGGAGTGAAACAGCCTATCTTCTAAAAACCTATGCCAGCATTGCTCAAGGGGAGATCGAGGCTACTTCCCAGGCTATAGAGTGGGGACATGAAAAACGAATGATGAAAGGCAAGGTTAATATCGGACACACATACGGCTATGATAAAACAAAAGTTGGTAATGAGACCGTCATTACAATCAATGAAGAGCAAGCACAAGTTGTTAGACAGATTTATCAAATGCATCTTGATGGTATGAGTAATAATGCCATTGCAGGTGAATTAACCATAAGAGGAGTCAGGACCTACTTTGGGAAGGAACTGTGGGGACCGAAGACGATAGCATCAATCTTATCAAACATTGCCTATACAGGAAACGCAAAGACCAGGAAACTTACAAGAGATTTGATGAGCAACAAAAGACGGTCTTCAGAAGGGATACGGGATCAATATTTAATTGAAAACCATCATCCAGCGATTATAAGTCAGGAACTCTTTGACAGGGTCCAGGAAGAAAGAAAAAAGAACAAAAGGGAAACTAAACCTCAACAAATTAGACCTAATCCATTATCAAGACGTATCCACTGCGGCAATTGCGGTCAGAATTTTAGAAGAAATAGAATTAAACCATGGGAGTATTTCAGGTGCGTCTCGGCAATAACAAACAAAAACCTCTGCAGCTCACCGACTATACGGGAAGACTTGATGGTTGAAATAATGCTAAAAGCTTTTACAGTACGCTTTGATACTCAAGATCCAAAATTGATTAAAATGCTACAAAGAATGTTGATTAGGATAAACCAGAATGACTACTTTGAGTTCCATCGCCTAAAAGCCTTGACGCAGATTCAATTGGCTAAAAGGTTGAGAGATATTCAATTTACAGATGAGGACATTAATCAGCTGGAAAAGGATTATGAGAAATTTGAGAACCGGCTTGTAGAAATAGAAGATGATAGGGATTATCGGCTCGGTTCCATAAAATGGCTTGAGAATGTTAAAACATTTGAAGAATTTGAAGGGAAAGCCACTATTGAATACTTACGGGCTTGGATTATTTCTTTGGACATTTATTCAAAAGATGATTATAAAATTTACTGGATCGATGGGAAAGAAACAGAGGTTGGAAGCTGCAAACCCATAAAACCAAACATAGAAGAGTCGTTATCAGAGTTGCATCCAAATGGGGATTTAGTGGTTCAAAAAGTCAAAAAGCCACTAATTTTGAATTGATGACAAACATCCAAATCGCCTCGGAGAAAGGGGGTGATTTAAATATTGTAGATGAGGAGGACAGAAAGATGATAGCAGAAAGAAAACTTGAGCCTAATTTGATGGTTAAAAATATACAAAAACAACTGAGTAATTCTGTGATCATGCAGACGAGTGTACCTGTGGTAAGAGAAAAGAAATTAAAAGTAGCTGCATATGTACGAGTTTCAACAGAACTGGAACAGCAAAAAACAAGTATCAAAACTCAATATTCATATTATCTGTACCTTATCCTCAAGGATCCACGGTATATCTTAGCTGATATCTATATAGATGACGGAAAAAGCGGGAGAACGACTGAAGGTAGGCATGAGTTCAAGCGCCTGATGGAAGATTGTAAAGCGGGAAAAGTGGACTTGATTATTACAAAATCAATTTCTAGATTTGCTAGAAATACTGTCGATACATTAACCTACTTAAACATGTTGAAAAGTCTAGATCCAAAGGTCGAAGTGTGGTTCGAGCGTGAAAATATTTTGAGTCTTTCTGAAAAAAGCAATGTCTTGATTAATCTGTTATCAGCACTGGGACAGGAGGAAAGTGTCAATATTGGTGAAGCTATTGCCTGGGGTAGAAGAAGTTTGGCCCAAAGAGGTATTGTAAGACCTGCGGTTCAAGGCTACGGTTATGAGTACGATAAAAATAAAGAATGGGTAATAAACGATGAAGAAGCAAAAGTAGTGAAGCTGATCTATGATGACTATGAAAAAGGAAAAAACATGAGAGAGATAGCTAATACGTTTACAGAAAAGTCTATTCCCACACCAGGTGGACAAAAGATGTGGCAGGTGAGCACCATTAGGAGGATATTAAGCTCTGAGATTTACAGGGGAAACTATATATATCAAAGATTTCATTCAGGCTTTAGTTTAACCAGCGATCGGGTGAAGAACACAGGAGAACTGCCCATGTATTTCGTTGAAGGTCATCATAAAGGAATTATTAATGGGGAGCAGTGGAAAAGAGTTCAAACTATGTTAGAAGAAAATGAAAAAAGCAGAAAAGAAAATTTTCAAAAATATCCAGTGGACAAGGAAAAGAATGATGCCTTTACTAAGAAACTATATTGTGGTGAATGTGGAACCGTCGTCGGCTATGTAAGAGGAATTAACAGACAAATGAAGAGTTATGAAAAGAGATGGTGGCGGTGTAATAAGGGGTTAAAAGGCCATTGTGGTTCTATTCATTTGAATCAAAACTATGTAGAAGAAAACTTCTCTCAAGTCCTAATGGATATAAAATTTAATCCTGCATTTGATGAGTACTTGGATTTATTTATGGAGGCTTTAAAGATTACACCAGAAGAAGAAATACAAAGAGAACAGCTAGAGCAGGAGAAAGAAGCGTTAAATCAACAGTTATACAAAGCTGTAGAGGATGAGCTGGGGAAAGCAGGTAAAGATGCAAAGCTTATTGATTATTTGACGGATGAGATTATGGATATAAGAGAGAAACTACTAGGTTATACGGCTCGTGAAGAACAACTGGAAGAAGTAGCAAAAGAAATTGAAAAACTTAGAAAGAATCTTGAAGCCTATAAAAATAAAGGGAATGATGATTTAGGATATTACAAAAGCTCACCTGATTTTAAAAAAGAAATTTTTGAAAACTTTATAGAAAAAGGGACCATTCTAGAAGATGGTCAGATTATCTATCGGTTCCACTCCGGTTTTGAGTGGAAGTCACCAATAAACTATAAAGCCTTTCAAGAACAGGAGAAAAGAAGAAAAAAAGCAAAATACCAATTAGAAAAGAAAGAGTTTTTAAAAGGGCCTGAGGTGAAGAGGTTGCTTGAGTATTGTGAAGAACCTAAAAAAATGTCCGAGATGATTGAATTCTTAGGCAAATACGCTTCCAAGAATGCTTTTAGAAAGTTTATCCTTAATCCTCTAATAGATCAGGGTAAAATAAAAAGAACAATTCCTGACCAGCCTATTCATATTTTGCAGAAATATTATTCAGTAAAGAAGTAGTGATGTCTTTTTACAAATGGAACGTTATTCTTCAAAAATGAAGAAAATCATGACGAAATTAAAAACCCACTGAGTTGCCTGATTATGATGATCAA